CTCAACGCCTGCGTCAGCGCCTACGAAGAAGTAAGGAGAATTGTCAATGGTCAATAGTCAGCAGCTCCAGCAACTGCACATTGGCCCCGAGTGGGTCGATGCGCTTAACGAGACTTTCCAGCGCTTTGACATTTCAACGCCACTGCGCCAGGCTGCCTTTATTGGCCAGTGTGGCCATGAGTGTGGCAATTTCAAGGTGCTTCAAGAGAACTTGAATTACAGAGCCGAAGCATTGCAAAAGCTCTGGCCCAAGCGCTTTGACGCTGCCAAGGCCCAAGCCTGCGCCAGAAATCCAAAGCTCATTGCCACAGTCGTTTACTCAAACCGGATGGGCAACCGAGATGAGGCAAGTGGGGATGCCTGGCGGTTCATTGGCCGAGGCTGCATCCAGCTCACAGGCTCTGCGAACTACCACCACGCAGGCAAAGCGCTTGGCGTGGACCTGATCATGCAGCCAGAGCTGGTGGCCACGCCCCAGTATGCAGCGCTGACTGCCGGATGGTTTTGGGACACCCACAAGCTCAACCAGTATGCAGACAGTCAAGACTATCGGACCATGACCAAAAAGATCAATGGCGGGTTTATTGGCCTAGATGACCGGATCAAACACATTAACCATGCGCTCTCTGTCCTGACATAATTACCCCATGGCCAGTCAGACACAACAACTTGAGAATCCCGCACCACCCACCCTTGGTTATCCGACCGAGGTGTATGAGCGCAGGCATTTCAATGAGAACAATGGCTCGCTGACGATTTACTTTAAAAAGCTGGCCAGTGTGCTGGGGTCTCTGTTTGGGCCAAGAGGTGGTCGGTTTATGAATGCACCCCATGGGGCTTTTCAAGACTCGACCGACCAGACGGCTGCCAACACCACCACGGCCTATGCGGTCACATTCAACACCACAGACTTTGCTAATGGTGTGACAATGGCCAGCGGGTCCAGAATCACTGTGGCCGATGCCGGAATCTGGAACTTGCAGTTTTCCATTCAGTTTAAGAACACCACAAACGATGGTCAAGATGTAGATATTTGGTTTCGCAAGAATGGGACAAATATTGCAAACTCAAACAGTAGATTTCACCCTCCTCCGAGGAAAAGTTCTAGTGATCCAAGTCATATCATTGCTGCATTGAACTTTTTTGTAAGTATGAATTCAAACGATTACATTGAAATTATGTGGAGAACTGAAAATACTGGCGTAAGCATAGAGGCTTTTGGGACAAGCACCAGCCCAACACGGCCAGCAGTCCCATCAGCCATTGTCACAATGAGCTTTGTCTCAAACATTACCTAAATACTGCCATGTACATACCAATCAAATTACCGCCAGGGGTTTACAGAAACGGCACTGAATACCAGGCAGCTGGTCGCTGGTATGACGCTAACCTTGTGCGCTGGTACGAAAACACATTGAGACCTATCAATGGATGGCGCACTAGGTCAAGCAGCCAGATGACTGGCTCATGCCGAGGCATCATCACTTGGCGCGATAACAGTGGCAATCGATACATTGGCGCTGGTACGCATTCCAAGCTCTATGCCATGAATGAGGCGGGAACACTCAAAGACATTACGCCAACGGGCTTCACCAGTGGCTATGCCAACTCCACGACATTGACTGGCTATGGATACAGCACCTATGGCACATTTGCCTATGGCATTGCAAGGCCAGACACTGGCACACCAATCCCTGCCACCACTTGGTCACTCGATACATGGGGCGAGTATTTAATTGCTTGCTCTAGCACTGATGGCAAGATTTATGAGTGGCAATTGGGCTTTTCAACACCTACATTGGCAGCGGCAATCACCAATGCACCAGTTAACAACAAGGCGGTTTTAGTCACCCAAGAGCGCATTATCTTTGCCCTTGGCGCTGGGGGAAACCCACGCAAAGTGCAGTGGTGCGACCAAGAGAACAATACCCTTTGGACACCAGCAGGCGACAACCTTGCAGGCGACTATGACTTGGCCAGCCCTGGCACATTGATCGCTGGCAAGCGGGTCAAGGGTGTCAACCTACTGTTTACAGATGTGGATGTCCACACGGCCCAGTATGTTGGCGCTCCATTTGTCTATGGCTTTGAGAAGGCTGGCTCTGGCTGCGGTCTCATTTCGGCCCAGGCTGTGGCGGCCATTGATACGGCAGCCATTTGGATGTCTCGCGCAGGCTTTTGGATATATGACGGCTATGTCAAGCCACTGCCAAGTGATGTGTCTGACTACATATTTGACAATATCAACTATGCGCAAGCCTCCAAGATTTATGCGGTCCATGTCAGTAAGTTTGGCGAAATCTGGTGGTATTACCCAAGTGCAGCCAGTAATGAGAATGACAGCTATGTCACTTTCAACTACCGCGAAAACCACTGGAACATTGGGACCATGGCCAGATTGGCTGGGGTTGATGCCGGAGTGTTCACATATCCTTTGATGGTGTCCAGCAATGGCTACATCTATGAGCATGAAGTTGGCTTTAACTATGACAGCGCCAGCGTCTATGCCGAGTCTGGACCAGTGCAAATTGGCAATGGCGACAACATCATGTCGGTGCGCCAAGTTGTGCCAGACGAGCAAACACTGGGTGAGGCTGTGGTCTCATTCAAGACCAGAAACTACCCGACAGGGACTCAGTCCACATTTGGCCCATACACGGCAGCCAACCCAACTTCAGTAAGGTTTTCTGGTCGGCAAGTCAATATGAAGGTGACTGGCAATACTTTGGCTGACTGGCGCATTGGCACAATGAGACTAGATGCTGTCCCAGCTGGTAAGAGATGAGCGACCAAGAGCACTTGGAAAGGCTGCGCCAACACGTTGAGGCGGCATTAGAATACTCTGGAGGCACACACAATTTTGATGATATTGCCGAGATGGTGGAAAACCACAGATTACAGCTGTGGCCGGCCAAGGACTCGGTGGTATTGACAGAGATCATTGTCTATCCCAGGCTCAAGAATTTGCATTATTTTCTGGCTGGTGGCGACCTAGATGAACTCTCAAGGATGAGACCATTGATCGAATCCTGGGGCAAATCGGTTGGATGCACCAGGGTGACTTTGGCAGGCCGTAAAGGCTGGGCAAAGACATTTTTGAAAGACGAAGGTTACAGCCCACAATGGGCTGTACTTGCAAAGGACTTATAGGGGAAAGACTATGGCAACAAGAGCAGAAGTATTAGCAGCGTATGCAGCCAATCCAAAGGCGACACCTACGCCAACTGAAGACGCAATTCAGTTTTGGATGCAAGGTGGCCTTGGAAACTTTAATCAAATTGTTGATGAAGTAAGAGCGCAAAACCCTGCACTTGCAGCGCAGATTGATACCCAGAGGGCAACGACACGACCAGTGACACCAGTGACACCAGTGACACCAGTTACACCAGTGACACCAGTGACACGGCCAGTGACACCGACTATTGACAATTCAGCGCTTTATCGCAACCTAGTCACGCAAGCCTATGGCGGCATTGGTCGCACAGGCTTTGGCACTGGAGCAAACCAAATTGACCAAAGCGGCTATGACTTTTGGCTTAATGCTTTAAACAGCGGCACATTGACACCAGAAACATTTGGTTCATCATTCAATAGAGCTGTTGGCCAATATGTTACTGAAAAGCCTACTGATTTAATAACTCAGGCTGTGCAGGCTTACAAGCCTTTTCAGAATACTGGCCTGCTATCTCAGTCGCAATTACAGCCCCAGTCTATGGGCGCTCAAGCAATGCCAAACTACCAGCCACAAAGCCTGGCTCAAAATTTCCAAAACTACATGGGCATTCCCATTGGCGCTCAGTACAACCCTGCTGTGACAGCTGGTGGCGCAGCACCTTATTCCCAGATTAGAGCGATCAGCCCTCAATTTGTGAATCCTTATGCGGGTGTTGTGGCCAATACCCAAATGGGTGGCTATAACCCAATGCTTTATGAAAATATCAGGGCGGCTAATGCAGCAGCAGCCGCAAGGGCTGGCGGGTCGACAGACTATCTTGTTAGCGGTGATGGCGGTGGTGGTGTTGGCGGTGAGGGCGGTGGTGGTGGTGACAGCGGTGGAACAGGCGCAGGCGCTGGCACTGGCAACGCTATGGCCAAAGGTGGTTATGTCCATGGTGGTTTGATGTTTGGCGCTAACCCACCTGGTCCAGATGATGGTGCTGTCAACCTTGATATTGGCGAATATGTCATCAAGAAATCTTCTGTCGATAAATACGGCAAGGGACTTTTGGACATGATCAATGAAGGCAAAGTGCCAGCCAAGAAAATGAAATCTTTACTCGGATAAGGTGGCGATATGTCAAAAGGTGGAACAACAACCTCAACAAGCTCCATTGATCCACAGATCAAAGAAGCATTTTTGGCCAACTTTCAGCAGGCCCAAGGGGTCGCTGGTGCATTGCCAACTCAGCAGATTGCTGGCTTTAATCCAATGTACCAGGCAGGCGAGGAAGCTCTGGTCAACACGGGCCTCGCTGGCCCAGGCATATCTGGCACAGACTTGGCCGCGCAGATGGCGGCTTATGGCGGTATTTATCAACCAAATCAAATTACAGCGCAGCAGACCAATCTTGGGATGACTGGACCAGGCTCTATTGCCAGTTACATGAACCCCTATACAGAGGCAGTGCGCACTAACGCATTGGCTGACTTAGAGGCATCAAGACGCGCTGCCATTGCCCAGACTGGTGAGCGCGCCACAGCTGCCCGTGCATTTGGTGGATCACGCCAAGGTGTGGCCGAGGCTTTGACAAACCAAGGGTTTGCCAAGCAGGCTGCCAACCTTGGGACAACCTTAAACGAGCAGGCATTCAATCAGGCCATGGCCATGCAGCAGGCAGACATTGGCCGCAGATCAGCAGCCGACATTGCCAATCAACAAGCAGGCTTGCAAGGTGCGCAATTG